CCAATTGAGCTACGTGGCCAAGTCAACGCAAGTCGTTTCAGTTTTGGATGCCCATCTTGGAATCGAACCAAGCTTTCCTGAGTCGGAGTCAGGCGTCCTACCGATAGACGACCGGGCAGCAACAAAACAAGAATTATCCTTAGATTGAAAGATAATTCATTGCCATGTCGCTGCGCGAAAAAACAAGTATTACTAAGTATAGGATCTTTGAACCACGTGTCTACAAGTTTAACGTCACCTTACTACTAACCATCTTGTTACCAGTCACGTATAGTGTGAGAACTGTCACCAAGGGGCGTTCAAATGCAAGTCACCGTCATTGACTCTCTACGTAATAAATCCTTGTCTTAGCATTGACTTGGCAATTATTAGTAATTCTATTTATAATGCGAGCTAGCCATATCTCCGAACTATGACTAACTCTTTTTACTAAAACTGGGATTTTAGTAAAATAGTGGTAGAAGTGGGTGGATTCGAACCACCTCAAAGGCGCTAATCTGGCGCAAAGAGCTTATAAGACTCCTCTGACTACCAAGTCTCACTTCCAAATTTGCTAAACTTTATTATTAAGACAACACTATGGGTAAATTACTCCCAATTGAGGACAACAGTGGCCACTGCTGCTTGATCCTACTCTTTTACACCCAGAATCGAACTGGTCTTGCCACTCTCGCGCAGTGCTTCCATTACACTAAAGTTACTAGAGTTGTTGTCTTATTAATAAAGTTTGGTACTCCCTACCGGACTCGAACCGGTACGCCCTAAGGCAAGAGATTTTAAGTCTCTGATGTCTACCATTCCACCAAGGGAGCAAATTGGTGGTCCCTATTGGATTCGAACCAATGACCTGCCGATTAGAAGTCGGCTGCTCTATCCAGCTGAGCTAAGGAACCGTTATTAGATATATTACTATTTGCTGGAGTTGTCAATAACTCGTTGAGCAAGTAGTTCAGGTACTTTACAAGATTGGTACCAGGCGGGCCAGAATATCAAATTCATTAAAAATATTTCGATCATTTGATAAACTCCAATGCGTTATTATTTCTATCTATGCTTTATTTATACTCTACATTACCATTCGAGCGTATTTAACAACCATCAAATCTCTTGCATCGAGTCTTTTCATAGAAGCGGTATCAGCCATCAATTCGCCAACACGGGAAAAGTCGTTAAGGATTGCAATGGGGGTTTTAGAGTTTCCACCTGCTTCTTGGAAGTCGACCATCTTACGGCCAAAAGCTGAGATAAGTCGTTGCTTGTCTGTCATTTCGAAAAAGACTGGGTTAACAACCATGAAGTTATTCCTTTTTGATACTGCATATTAATACTATATACTGATTCTGCGTTGATGTCAACAGTTATTTTGCATATTTAAATTTTATGCGCCGTCGTCCATCTCATAGAAATCTTGCTCGTTTTCTTCACGTTCGCTAAAAAAGCCGTATTCCATTGCAACTGTTTCTGCGATAGCTTCTTCGATCATTACGTTTTCCATGGTGGTTCCTTTGGGTTACCGTATATTAATATAATACACTGATTCTAAGTCAGTGTCAACAGTTATTTTTGATCTGCTTCTTTTTCTTCTACGTCTTCAAACACGACAAATTCCATCGCGATAGTTTCAGCAGATACATCTTCAAAGATTACGTTTTCCATGGTGGTTCCTTTGGGTTACCGTATATAGCTAATCTATACTGTTTCTGGGTTTATGTCAACTGCTACTTGCAATGTTTTTATAAATTTTTCTACAAGAGGAACTGCACCAGAAAATGCTTCTTTTTCCCACCAACGTTCTAGGTATGGAATGTAAGAACGATTATCAACGAACCATCCAAGGTTCTCTTTCATATATTGCTTTACGTGGATCATTTCATGCGCGATGGTAGTAAAGATTTCTCCAATGTTACGATCTTGTTCTTTTACGTAGATAACATAATCTTTTTCAGTCTGATCGTAGCAAAGACCATAGCAGTCGTCGCTTTCAAATGAAGTAACGGTAATACTGCTAGGTTTAATTTTAAGTTCTCTGCACAAAAAGTTAACAAATATTTCAACTGTTGCAGGTTTAGAAACATCAATAATCTGCACATTTGTCATTAGATAACACCAATCAATTTACTATTCATAATTAAGGACTTACTATACCAAATAAAATTAACAAGGCCAGCACAAATACACCTGCCATACCCCACAAAGCTAATTTCAAAATCATCTTTAATAGATCTAAAATAGAGTTTATTACATGCTGCCCGGGTGTCATATTAGCCAATCGTTCTGCATTAGCCACTGCAATTCTAGCGTTAGCTTGAATGATTCTATCTTCAGCTGAAATATTTTTCTCTATAGCTTGTAGTTTCTTTTCTTCTGCAGTAAGTTTAGGTGCTCTTTGGACTGGCTGAGAAGCAGCTTGCTTGCTACCGCATCTTCCAGAACATTCCCAGACTTGTTTAGTTCGAGTATATTTACGATTACTCGTACCCCATAATGATCTGTTAACAGCAGCAGTAGCTTTTTTATCACCAAGAAGCGATGCGGCCCAAGTATTAGCACCAGCTGAAGCTTTAGATTGGCCAGTATTAACTTTAACAGTTTTTTGAATCATGTTTGGTTGGATATCGCGATATCCGCATTTATGACAAGTGTGTCTTGCATAAGACATAATATAATTCCTTTCATGTAGTAATAGTGTATACTGATTCTATTGCAGTGTCAACAACTTTTTTCTTGTTTACAAAAGTTTGGGCGAAAAATATCTAACATAACAGCTTCAAGCTCATAAGCTTCTCGTTCCCAAGGAGACTCTAAATATGGTACATCACATTCTTCGCCCATCCAACGTGAAGGGCTTGAACCTTCGCCAGAAACAAGTTCTTCATTTACGTATTGCTTTGCATGAACCATTTCGTGAAACAAAGTTGTAATAATTTGAACTTTTTTCATTTTTGGATTTATAGCTATGCTTATACCGTCTTCGTCATAGTCACAGTACCCACAGCGGTCTTTTTCAAACTTGTCTCCAAAGTCGACTTCTATATCTTCATCTATTTGTAAAAAGTCAGACGCGAATAAGATAGCTTTATCCATTAAAGCGTCTGAGATTTTGTTTGGTTTATTATATGTAACATAATACATTATGAAATAGCTTTCAAGTCACCCACGAATTGATCTCTTGGTGTTGTCTTAGACCAGTAAGTAAGACGGTCACGGCTCTCTTTAATTTCTTTTCGCAGCTGCTTTACCATCTCATCAGTAAGACTCATGATGTTAATACGCAAAAGGCGATCTGTATCTTCTTCAGCGGCGGAAGTATTTGCCAGAATTTGTGTGGCAACTTGATTTTTCTTTTGACCTTTAAATTTGATCTTGTCATCAAGAACTGCCTGAATGAATTCCATTTTAACATTCAACCAGCGCGATAGTTCTTGCTCTTCAGCTTTGCGAAGGTCAATACGTTTCTGTAGAACACCAAGACGATAATCGCAGAAGTCTTTAATAAGAACACGCTCGTCGTCGTATTCACGAAGCTTGCCATTAAAATCGATAACTGTAAGATTTTCGCTGAGTGGTTTATTCAACTTAAACTTTTGTACGATCTTATCGTCAGTCCAAGATGCAGAAGATGTCTGTTTCAACTTCACTTCAAAACGAAAACCAGACTTGTCACATTGATCTTCGTAGGATACGATTTCACCTTGATCTTCAAGATCATCTAGAACTTTGACATAAGCCTCACGATCAAAGCCGTATGGAACTTCAGTGATAAGAAGTACTGTTTTGCTTTTCTTTTCAAAAATACCAAGAATGTTGAAGCGTTGTTCGTCATTGTTATAAAGAACAGTACCGTTGAAATCCGGAAATGTTACTGGTATCCTCTTCGCAATAGTACCACTCAACAAGTACTCTTCGCAAGCACGAGAGAGGTCCTTTGGGTGACGAGGGAGGATGTTTGTAGCAAAACCAGTAGCGATACCTTTAGTGCCGTTAGCCAATGCCAGTGGAATAACTGGAAGATAAAACGCAGGTGGTTCATGCTCTGGGTCTTCGTGCTTTGGAGCAAGATCAATATCTTGGATATACTTTTCAAAGTTTTCATGAACACGCGTATACACATATCGAGCAGCGCCAGGTTCTTGCACAAGCCTTGTTCCGAATGACCCTCGCCCTTCTACAAGGCATACATTGTTATTCCATGTAGCTGCCATAAGCTGGCCAGCCCCTGCTGCTGAGCCTTCTCCGTGGTTGTAGCCATAGTCGGAAATAATGCCAGCAACAGCTGAAACTTTCTTAAAGTCTCGCTTTGAATTCAAAAGTGATGAATAAAGATAAAAGCGCTGAACAGGCTTAAGACCATCAATCATGTTTGGAATGGCACGAGATTCAACCGTGTACATAGCAAACGAGAGCCACTCATTACTTGCTACTTTGCTGATTGGATAATCCGTAGCATCTGCGAGTTCAGTGGTTGTAAAATCAAGTAGGCTCATAGTGATTCCTTTTTATCATATGATATACAGTATCATATCTTTTAGGTGGTGTAAACATTTATTTTTCGTCTTTAGCCTTGCTGTCATTTTTCTCGCTTTTAGTCATTGGATTGTTCCAAGTCATATTACTAATGCCAAGTTCACGAGGCATACTCTTGGTTTTGCCTTTGGTGATTGTTCCACCTTTAGCAAGAAATTCGTCAATCAACGCTTGATCTGTAGTTTCTCTAGATACTGGTACCATCGACATTTCTTATAAATCCTTTATTATTTTACTTAAATAGTTGCTTACGCAAACATGTAATCTTTACGGAGTTGGCTTTCTTTACCAAACATCATTTGAAAAATACTAGCGTCATCGATTGACACTGTGTCGTATTGTGGCTTGTTAATAATGCGATCATATTCTTCTTCAGTTAGTGAGCCAAGACCTTTAATATAACGGTGCTTGTAACCATTTTCTGTTGATTTGAATTCACGTGCTTCTTCATAGCCATAGAACCACTTAACATCAGATCCTTTAGTTGAAATCATGATAGGTGTGCGAGTAATCTTTACGCGGCTTTCAGAGTAAAGACGAGGCCAAAACTTGTAAAAGAAAGCTAGAAGCAATGGGCTGATGTGTCCAATACCGTCGTGGTCGGCGTCAGTAAGAGTTGCAATGCTGCCATACGTCATATCGTCAACACTATTTGGATCATTAATGTCCAAGCCAAGAACTGCGATTAATTCAGACAATTCTTTGTTTTTAAGAACATCAGCCGGTTTCATATCCCAAGTGTTCATAATAACGCCGCGTAGTGGCATTGCACCAACTTTGTTTGGGTCTCGTACTTTAAGCAAGAAGCCCATAGCTGAGTCACCTTCTACAATTTTAAGAGTAGCGTTAGGACCGTTGGCCGCAATATGTTTAGCTACTTTTACTTTACGAAGATTTTTCTGACCAGCCAAAGCAGCTCGTTTATCGGCAGCAAGCTTTTTAGCCAACTGAGCTTCAATGATAGGATCGATGATGTCGCTTGCAGCAAAAAGTTTCTTGGCAAGATATGTAATATCCTTTATGCCAGCTGCTTCGAAGTGCTCTTTGACGTTGCCAGTGGTGTTGGTAAGACGCTCTTTTGTTTGGCTATCAAACTTTGGGTTAACAAAATTGCGAGCAAACATTACGAATGTAATACCACCCTTGATAGTGTTTTTAGCAACTTCGATTTTGTGCTTACGCTTAATCAACACTATAAGTTCGTCTACAATGCTGTTTACAATAAAGTCTACGTATGCACCACCTTGTCGAGTGTTAACACCATTTACGAAACTGTTTGAACGGAAGCCGTCTTCAGATGCAGTAAAGAAGAATGTTAGATCACGCGAAATTTCAGAAACCACGGTAGCATCTTCAGTTGTAAACATCGAAGCATATTTTTTGATGTTAGAAATTTGTATGCGTTTCTTATTAAAAGAAAAAGCGATTTCCGGAAATGCCATCTGAAGACTTACTAGTCGATCTTCAAGCAATCCAACAGTGTCGAGTTCTTGTAGAGAGTCTGCTTCAAAAAGACTAAAGTCGGGTATAAACGATACTTCAGTACCGCTACCTTCTTTTTCTTTAGTGTCTACCTTTACGTCAAGACCACCGTTTTTACAGTTAACGTCAACTGATTTTCCATTTTGCCATGTTTTACCGGTGAACTTAGAAGAAAGAAAGTTTGTAGCCGCAGAGCCAACGCCGTTTGTGCCAATCGTTACTCGTTGATCGTCAAAGCTTGTGCCTGCGTTTACTTTAGTCCATGCTGCGACTGGTCTAAGAATTTTCTCATTGACCGTCTCATCAAAAACTTCGTCCTGAGGAATTCCTCGGCCGTTGTCGGTAACAGTAACTTTTTCGCCTTCAACAGAAACGTTGATTTTGTTTGCGTGTTTGAAGTTTGTACGAATTGCTTCATCGATAGAGTTATCAAGAATTTCGTCAATCATTTTAGAAAGAGCAGGCACGTAGACCGATCTCTTCCATTCACCCAATACGAAACGATCTACTTCTTCTCGAGAAGCTGATCCCATATACATACCAATGCGTTCGCGAACATGTTGGCGTGCAGTTAAAATTCTAAAGTCTTCAGTCATACAAATCATCCTTGATCATCTTTTGTTACTCTATCAAAATTATTGAAGCATGTCAACAACTTTTTTAGTGAGGTGAATCGTAATCATCACCGGTAATATTACATTTTACTGACCCAATGAGAGCAGTCGTCACATGGATCATCATATTTAAAAGGAATAGTGCATTCCATATTTTTCCCCGCCGTAACTATAGAAACTATTTATAGTTAGCATAAGTGTCTCTGTATGATAAATAGTATCATATGATTATTCAACTGTCAACAGGAAAATTTCCCAATGATTACAAACTACTTGTCGCCCATCGAGTTCGTCGTCTCCGTAGCTAGACTACCAAACGTAGAGTTTTTTACGCAAAAAGCTGTGATCCCCGGCATCAGCATGAACCCAACACCACAGCCTACACCCTTTAAAACTCTGTATACTACACCAGACAGGCTAGAATATCAGGAACTTGATCTAAGTTTTATTATCGATGAAAATATGGATAACTATAAAGAGATTTTTTCATGGATGGAAGGCATGGGCAAACCTGACGAATTTGATCAATTTAGAAATCTTAAAGAAAGTCAGTACGGCTTAGCTTCAGACATCACTCTTATAATCAAAAATAGCAGCAGAAACCCAAATCTTATTTTCGTATTTAAAGAGTGTTTTCCAATAAATCTTGGTTCTGTAAGCTTAGATGTAACGGCTACTGATGTTTTCCACCCAGAATGCACAGTTACTTTTAGACACAACGGATTTACAGTTAATAATATTAGTTGACATTTGCCAGAACCGGTGTATAATGGTAACAGAAGAGATGCAACTTAAGAGGCTATATTATGAGCACAGACGATATCAGTGAAATTTGGGCTAAAGATGCGCAAATTGACGAAACTAATCTAATGCGTGAATCTAAGAGAATTCCAGAACTTCATAGTAAATATTATAATCTATATTACAAGGAAGCTCTTAGAGTTAAGAAGCTCAAGTATGATTATAAAGAGTTGGAACATGCAAAGACAGAATATTTTAACGGTAGCATGCACGAAGAAGATCTAAAGGCCCGCGGCTGGCAGCCTTTTCGCTTAAAAGTTATTCGTCAAGATTTAGACAAGTACATCCAATCAGACAAAGACATTATTAATCTTAGTCTTAAAATCGACTATCATTCTATCAGAGCAAATTTTCTTGAAGATATTGTAAAGACTATTCATGGTAGAAACTTTATTATCAAGAACATGATAGATATTATGAAGTTCCAAGCCGGAGAGTACTGATGCAAGTTTGCATAAATAGTATCATACAAGGAATATCAAGGATTTAAATTATGACCGACGTGGTGAACGTAGAACAGATTAACGCTGTTTATCTTAAAGTAACAGGTGATGCTGGCGTTCGTCAAGAAATTTCGAGTTATTTTTCTTTTAAACCTGCCGGCTATCAATTCACCCCAGCATATAAGAATAGAATGTGGGATGGTGTAATTCGTTTATACCAACCTATGAAACCTGTTCTTTATGTTGGGTTGTTTCCAAGATTAAAAAAGTTTTGTGAAGAACGCGGATATGATCTAAAAGCGCCTGATCATTTGCTGTTTGGTGAACAAATTCCAGATGATTACGGTATCGAATTTGCAAAAGAAATCGGATGCAAATTTGAACCACGTGACTACCAAAACAAATACATCGTAGATGCTCTGAGAGACTCAAGATCTTTATCTTTGTCTCCTACATCTTCTGGTAAATCTCTTATTATTTACTTAATTCAGCAGCATTATTACAGAATATTCGATCATAGAACTCTTATAATTGTTCCAACGGTCGGTCTTGTTCATCAGATGGCTGGAGATTTTATAGATTACGGCTGTGATCCAAGCATGATCTATAAAATTCAAGGCGGTATTGATAAAAATACTGACGCGCCTGTCGTTATCTCAACATGGCAATCTTTAATTAAACTTCCAAAAGAATGGTTCAGCCAATTCAAAGTCGTGCTTGGAGATGAAGCTCACTTGTTCCAAGCTAAATCACTTCAAAAGATTATGGAAGGTTTGGATGAATGCTATTATAGACATGGCTTCACCGGTACTTTAAAATCAGAAGAAAGCAAGACACACCGTCTTGTCCTTGAAGGTTGTTTTGGTTCAGTTCGTAAGCACGTATCTACTAAAGATCTTATTGATTCTGGTACTGTTGCTGAATTTGATGTGAAAGCAATTGTTCTTTCTCATAGCGCAGAAGCTCGTAAGAATTTTAAACAAGCTCTTAAAGAAATTAAGAACACAAGTCAAAAGTATCCTGCTGAGCGTGAGTTTCTTGTAAACAACCAAAAAAGAAATATGTTCATTAGAAATCTTCTTTGGTCTTTAAAGGGACAGAACAACTTAGTATTGTTTGATCTTGTTGAGAAGCACGGTAAAATTCTTGAACCAATGTTACGCAAAGACGATCGCCAGCTGCATTTCATCTATGGTGGTGTGAGTGGCGACGAACGTGAACGCATTAGACATTTGGTTGAAAACGATCCTATCAAACAACATGATATTCTTGCATCATTTGGTACATTCTCTACTGGTGTCAACTTGAAAAAACTTGATAACGTAATCTTTGCTTCTGGTTCTAAGTCTGAAGTAAAAGTTCTTCAATCTATTGGTAGAGCACTTCGTAAAGGAAATGGATCTGATAAAGCTACTCTGTATGATATCGCAGACGATATCTCCGTTGGAAGTTTTGAAAATTACACTCTCCAACATTTTAAGAAACGTATCGAAATATATGGACAAGAACAATTTTCCTTCCGTGTTTATACAGTAGATATCTAATATATTAATTTGATAAGCTATAAAGCTATTATACAC